AGGTCGGTAAAGAATTTGATGATTGCTTACGTTCAATCGTTAAATTAAATTATGGTCTTGTTCTTATCTCACATTCAGTTGACAAGACGTTTACCGATGAATCTGGTAAGGAATATAATCAGATTGTTCCTACACTTGGCGCTAAACCTAGAAATATTGTATCTCGTATGGCGGATATTATAGGCTATGCTAGGGCAGTACAGGATGCAACAGGCGCAGTAAGTACTAAGTTATTTATGCGCGGAACACCTAGATTCGTTGCGGGCTCCCGCTTTAAATATACACCAGACTATATAGATTTTACATATGATGAATTAGTAAAAGCTATTGCGGATGCTGTCGATAAGCAGATACAAGAGGATGGCAAAGAATATCTTACAGATTCCAGTGAAAATCTTCATGCAGTAACTGCTAGTGTAGAGCTTGACTTTGATGATCTTATGAGTCAGTTTACAGATATAATTGCTAATATTCCTGGTTCTAGTGATCCAAAGGGAGAAACAGAAGAAGGAATTAAGTTTAAGGAATATTGGCAGCCTAGAATTTCTCAGATTATTGAGAAGTATTTAGGAAAAAATAAAAAAATTCGTGATGCTTCAAGAGATCAAGTAGAAGCAATAGATTTGATTGTTGCAGATTTAAAAGAACTTGTGAAAGCATAATTTTATAATATAATACGCGGGAAGGCTAAATAATATCCTTCCCGCTTATTTGCATTTTATAAAAAAATATGTTATAATATTAATAAAGGAAAATTAATAAACTGTGCAATTTGTGGTCAAAAATAATTAAATTATATTATTTAATTTTTATATATAATATCTAAAAAAGGAGAATATAATTTATGATAGATATGACAGGAAAACAAATTGGCAGTTTAATTGTAACTGGTAGAGATAATTCTAAACCTAAAGGTGGATCAATTTATTGGTTGTGTGATTGTCTTGCTTGTGGAAGTAAAAATAATTCTATTGATGGCAGACATTTAAGAAGAAAAAATCCTCAACAATTTTGTGGATGCCAAAGAGGTCAAGGGGTTGATTGGCTGAATAAAAGACAAGGAAGATTATTGATTATTGAAGATTTGCATAAATCAACTTCTGATAGAAGAAAAATATGGAAATACAGGTGTGACTGTGGCAAAGAAGGAGAAATTTCTTCAGCATCTTTAAGGGCTGGAATTCAATCTTGTGGTTGTTTAGGTAAAGAAAATATAAATTTATCAAATAAAAATAATTTATTAGGTAAAAAATTTAATCATCTTACAGTCGTAGAAGAAACAAAAGAAAGAAATAATAAAGGAAATATTATTTGGAAATGTTTATGTGATTGTGGAAATATATGTTTAGCTTCTACTCCGGTTTTGGTAAATGGAGATAAAAAATCATGTGGCTGCATTAAAATATCTAATGGAATAGAGCAAATTGAAAAATTATTAAAAAATAATAATATTTCTTATGTAAAAGAAAAACGTTTTGAAGATTGTAAAGATATTTATCCGCTTCCATTTGATTTTTACGTTGATAATAAATATATAATTGAATTTGATGGAGAACAACATTTCTTTCCTATAGAATCTTGGGGCGGAAAAGAAAAATTTTTAAAATTAAAAGAACATGATAAATATAAAAATAATTGGTGTTTTCAAAATAATATTTCTATAATAAGAATTCCTTTTACTTTAAAAGAAATAAAACTTGAAGATATATTATTAGAAACATCTAAATGGGTGGTGAAATAATTTGGTTAAACATATAGTTAAATGTGCTATATGTAATAAACAATTTGATACTAACGTCATTCAAGCTGTAAAACATGGCACCCGCAGATATAGCCATTATACTTGTGAACCTGATGGTGAATTGGTTCCATTAGAACAAAAACCTCAAGAAGATCCAGACTTAAAAGAATTAAAAGATTATATAGCTTTAAAATATGGAGAAAAAGCTAACTGGCCTTTAATAACAAGACAGATTAAAGATTTTCATGATAATAAGAATTATACTTATTCAGGAATGTTAAAATCTTTAGTGTATTTTTATGACGTAAAAGGCAACACAATAGAAAAAAGTAATGGCGGAATTGGAATAGTTGATTATCAGTATAAAGATGCTTATAATTATTATTTAAGTATTTTTATGGCAAGACAAAATTCTCAAGATGTAGAGTTTAAACCTGTTGTAAAAGAATATACGATTCCGATTCCTAAAGCCAGAGGTGTCAAAAATAAATTGTTAGATTGGAGTATTGATGATGAAGAGTAGCAAATATATAGATATACCTAGCATTAATCAAGTAATAGGTGCTATATATAAAAACCCTAAATTATTAAGTCAAGATGATAAATATAAATTTATAGAAGAAGACTTCCCTTCATCATTTCATAAAATAACATTTTCTGCAATATATAATTTATATCAATTAGGTAGTAAAAATATAACAAATGAAGTATTAAGAGATTATTTTGCACAAAGACCTAAAATAAAAGCAGAATTTGAAGTGAATAAAGGTTATGAATACTTAATTAAGGTTGGAGAAGTTGCTTCTGTTGAAACTTTTAATTATTATTATAATAGATTGAAAAAAATGTCTTTGCTTAGGGCATACGAAGATCTGGGTATGGATCTTAATTGGCTTTATAATCCAGATTTAGCTTTAACAGATAGCAAAAAACTTCAAGAACAAGAAGATTATATAGATAATTGTGATTTAGAAACTATTGCATTAGCAATTAATGATAAAATTGATGCAATAAAAGAAAAATATATTCAGAATATTGGAGATAATGGTTGTCAAATAGGCGATGGCGTTATTGAATATTTAGAGTCGTTAAAAGAAACACCAGCTTTAGGTTATCCGTTATATGGTGACTACATCAATACTGTAACACGCGGCGCCCGCCTTGGAAAATATTTTTTAAGATCTGCTCACACTGGTGTTGGTAAAACAAGATCTATGATAGGTGATGCTTGTTTTATAGGATGCGATCAGATGTATGATACAGTTAAAAATAAATGGACTGGTATAGGCGTTCAACAAGATGTATTATATATTGCAACAGAGCAAGATTTACAAGAATGTCAGACAATGTGTATCTCTTTTCTCTCAGGTGTAGATGAAGAACATATTTTAAAAGGTGAATACTTTGTAGGAGAATGGGAAAGAGTATTAAAAGCTAGTCAGATTTTAAAGAACAGTCATATTTATTTTGAATGTTTGCCTGATTTCACTATGAAAATGATTGAGTCTGTTATTAAAAAACATATAAGAGAACATCAGACACAATATATTTTTATGGATTATATTCATTCTTCAGCTTCTATTCTTATGGAAGTTGGCGGGAACGGTGGAGTCAAAAATTTAAGAGAAGATAATGTTCTTTTCCTTATGTCAAGTAATTTAAAAGATTTAACAGTAAAATATAATGTTTTTATTATGTCATCAACACAGTTAAATGGCGAATATAAAACATCAGATACTCCAGATCAAAATTTACTTCGTGGTTCTAAAGCTATTGCGGATAGAATAGACTGGGGTGGAATAATGCTTGAGGTTACAAAAGAAGACTTAGAAAAAATAACTCCTTTTTGTAATAAAAATAATTTGCCTATACCGAATGTAAAATTGTCTATATATAAAAATAGACAAGGTAAATATAAAAATATGTATCTTTGGATTAATGCGGAAAGAGGTATATGTAGATTTAATTATTTATTTGCAACAGATTGGGTATATAATATAATGTCTATTGAAAATTTAAAAATAAAAGTAGCTGAAGCGAGTATCTTCTGATGGGATATGAATATGATATTGATAAAATTAAAGAAAGTTTAGAAATAAATCAAATTGCAGATTTGGTTGCGGAGCTTGGTGGTGAGCCCATAGCTAGAGGTGACACTTTAGTATGTAAAACTATATGCCATGGCGGAGACAGTCATAAACTTTACTATTATGATAATAGTCATCTGTTTCATTGTTATACTGGATGTGAAGAGCCTAGCTTTGATATCTTTGAGCTAGTCCGTAAGGTTCATCAATGCGAGCTCCCGCAAGCAATAGAATATGTAGCATCATATTATGGTATTAGTGGAAAAGCAAATATTGATTTTACAACTGCTATTGATGATTATTTAAAACAACTACAAGATTAT